TGGCTGCAGCCGGTCGCCTCATCAAGCAGCTCTACAAGGACTTCGGCCAGCCGCTCGTCGACGAAGTGATGTCTGTCCTCGGCCGCGACGCCGAGCCGGAGATGATCAAGAAGGCCGTGGCGCAGCGCGCGGCGGCCGCAGCGCCGGTGAAGAAGGCTGCGCCCGCGAAAAAGGCTGCAGCGCCGAAGGCACCTCTCGCTGTAAAAACATCGAGCGCTCCCGCCTATTTGAAAACGGGTTCCGGCACAAACCGCGACCTCGCCGCCGACGTGTTTGCCGCCACCTCGGGAAAGGAAAAAGGCGCGCCAGCTTTCACTGATTGGCGGGCCGCCAACGAGGCTGATCTGGGGACTATGTTTGATTACGGTTCGCTCAGCCAAGTGCCAAACGTACCCCAGTTTCAGCTCCCTCGGTATCAACCTCCACTCGGCCCGTCGCCCCGCATCGTTGACGCGCTTAACGACCCGCTGGTGGTGAAGGGCATCAACGAAACCGTTGATCGCGGCGCAGAACTTGGTGGCAAGGAGTGGTACAACACTGATCCGTTGTTTCGGCGCTTGGTCAGTTCCGTTGGCGCGAGCAACGCGCCCGGTGAATACGCGCGCCTCATGGACATCGTCGCGGCCACCAGCCCTCGCGCCAAAGTGCAAGACAACATCCGCATGGCGTCGTACTACAACTATTTGTTGAAGAATGGCATTCCAGTACCCGACAAACCAGCACCGGGGTACGGTTCTATCGCGCAGAAAAGCCACGTCAAGCACGCCCGTAACATCGGTCAGCAAGGCGGATGGAACGTCTTTGAGAACCCGAAGCCCGCAAGTTTTTCGAGTAACCTGCAAGGCAACCAGCAGGTCTCCACCATCGATACGCACAATTTCCGGCTGCCGGGTATCCTCAGCCGAGATCCACGGCTTCTCGCAACCTCTATCGACGAGCTTGTCAAACCCGAGCTGAACGACAGGGCTACGATCATCAGCGATTTGCTGGCGCAGTACCCGAACATGCAGGGTGCCGACCTCGATGCCTTCGCCAGCAAACTCAGCGACGCAAAGCCAAAGGTGACGTATCGCCCGCAAGATTGGCTGAAGTCCGGTTCCATCTCGATGGACGAGGCAGTGAATCGTCCCACTTTTTGGGCGTCAGTGCCAAATGACAATGAGTACGGCTACTACGAGGCATGGCAACAAGGTCAAGCCAAAAAGATGGGTATGTCACCCGCGCAGTATCAAGCCTCGATGTGGGTCGGCGGCGGTGAAGACACGGGCCTTGGCTCCGTTGCTGAGCCGTTTCTGAAGACGTTTGAGGCGCGCATAAAATACACCGCCGACCGCCTTGGCGTATCCCCCGACATCGTCATGGAAAAAATGCTTAAGGGCGAGATGCCTTTGATGGCGCAGGGTGGTTCGGTTGACACGGAAGAATTGGCTGCGAAATACGGCGTGTGACCATCTCGGGGATGGGCATCTGATGCGCGTCCCCGAAGCTCCCTGTGTTGATTTTTCGCGTCATTTTGCCCTCTCAATGATCCGCTGGCCGAAGAACACGATCTTCTCGCCGTCGTAGACCGCGCTGTCCTGACCCGGCTTGCCGTAGCCCTGCCGCAGGGCCGCCACGCGCCACGCCGCCTTGAAGACGTTGGCCACGTCATACTCCATGCCCAGCGCCTCGATGATGTCGTTGCACTCGGCCGTGTACGGCTCGCCGCCGGACGTGGGCCGCTCGACGTGCACCTTGTAGTAGTCGGCGCTGCCGCCAGTCAGATTATGCATGTTTCCTCCGCTTCAATGCTTCCAACAATATTTCCTGCGTGCTCTTCTTCGACGTGAGCCGGTCTATGACGAGGTCATCCACCGTGTCGCGGGCAAGGATCGGGTAGACGAAGACCGGCCGATCATAGCCCGCCTGTACCTGCCGCATCGGCCCGATGCGCTCAATGATCTGCATGTGCTCTTCAAGGTTCCAGTTGACCCCGTAGAAGGCGAGGATGTTGCCCCCGTCCGCGAGGTTCAGGCCGTGGCCCGCCGATGCAGGGTGAGCGAACAGTAGTTCGATTTCCCCCCGGTTCCACCGTTTGATCGTATCAGGGTCAGCGTCCAGCACCCGGCCTTTAGGGTAACGCTTACGTAGCCGGGCCAAGTCGTGCTTGAAATTGTAGGCCACCAAGACGGGCGCGCCGTTGGCCTCCTCAATGACGCTGTCCAGCGCCTCCAGCTTGGCATCGTGCACTGCCTCCCAGTTGCCGTACTCGTCGATGTACAGCGCACCGTTGGCGAGCTGCAAACACTTCTGCGTCCGCACGGCCGCGTTGGCTGCCTCCACGCCCCCTGTGCGGAGGGTGGTGTACATCTCCTCCTCCATCTCATCATACACGCGGCGCGCCGCAGGCGGCAGACCGACGTAGATCGGGCTGGTGATGGGCTCATCGACGGGCAGGCCGCGCACGGTCAGGCAGATGTCCTTGAGCCGCTCCTGCACCTCCTCCTGCGTGTGGTCGTAGGGCACGAGGCTGTAGCCGTCGTAGCCCTTGCGGAACCAGCGCTCGCTGAAGGCGGTGAACGTGCGTCCCAACCGCTCGCCCTTGTCCAAGAACCAGACCGATCCCCACAGGTCTTTAACGCCATTGGGCGCGGGGGTGCCTGTCAGGCCGATGAAGCGCGTGACGTGCGTGTGGGCCACCTGACCCAGCGCACGCGCCCGTGAGCCGCCCTGACGCAGCCTGAAGCTCTTCAGCCGGGTGAACTCGTCGGCGACCACGGTGCGGAACGGCCACGCCTCGCCGAGCGTCTCGCGGAGCCACACAAGGTTGTCGTAGTTCGTTGTAAAAATGTCGGCCGGCGTGTCGAGCGCCGCCTGCCGCTGCTTGGGCGTGCCGGTGATGACCGACACGCGCAGGTGCGACAGGTGCGGCCACTTCTTGACCTCGTCCGGCCACGTCGAGCGCGCGACGCGCAGCGGTGCCAGCACCAGCACTGGGTACACGTCCTCGACCACGGAGAGCGCCTCCAGCGCCGTCAGGGTGGTGACGGTCTTGCCGCCGCCCATGGGCATCCACAGGGCGGCCCTGCGCTCCTTGTACAGGTGCGACAGGGCCTCCTTCTGATAGTCGTGCGGGACAAAAGGCTTAGCCATCAGAAATCACGGACCCGTTGATCACGTCCGGCTTACCGCGACGAGAAGTCCGATCAGGTGCTGTGTGCGCGAAAACGCTTTGTCAGCAGCTATCTCCAATTGGTCAGCCTCGCTAACAAGAACGTGGGTGCAGAAGTCGTCCGCAGGAAGGCGCGCGGCGTCTTCAAGGCTGCAGCGCAAATCGCGTAAATCAATATCAAGCCCCTCGACCACGCGCTGAGCGTTACTCAGGGCGGACAGTAGCTTTTTGAGGTCGTCGCTGCGATTAATGGTCATTGGTCGTCTCCTATGTTGGTGGCGGCGCTGTCAGAGCGCCGACCACGGTTGCGGCCGGTGGAGCGGGCCACCTTCGCCTGCGAGCCACTCGGTGGTGTGCTCGGCCGGAGCGCCCTTCCAGTACAGGCGGCCGCCGACGTACCAGCGAAGCTGGCGGCCACCGCGCGAGGTCTGCACGACGCGGGCGGCTCGCTTGCCGGCGGGGGTCAGGTCGTAGTCGGTGTTGATGACGATCTGCATGCTAGGTCTCCGTTGCTGATACACAGCATATGGCGCATGCAATTAGGCATTGCAACCCCCCTCCCGAACTTTTTTCACGATATCGTCGATCTCCTCAATCGACCGGGCAATGAACACCGGCACGCCGTCGCCGCGCATGCGCTCGATCTCGCGCTGCTGGTGGCCGCTGAGACGGTCGCCGTCCGCCTTGATCTCGACGAAGGCGGCGCGCGGCCACTCCCACCAGATGAAGCAGTCAGGGCAGCCCCGGCGGCCCTCCCAGCGCGCCTTGCGGTACTGACCGCCGCTCTTCTGGACGACGCGCTTCAGGTGCTCCTGCAGCTTGCCGGCGGGCGTCACTGCTCCTCGCAGCTCCACACCGTGTCGGCCAGCTTCAGCCTCGGCCGCTCGCCCTCGACGGTGAAGCTCTTGTCGACGAAGCGCAGCTTGTTGGTCGGCAGGATCAACAAGCGTTCACCATTTGTCCGCATAAACATGAACTCCTTGCTCTGGCTCGGGTGTTCGCTGTAGCCGTCGCCGATGGGCACCGCCGTAAACAAATAGTCGCACAGGATGCCGGCCGTGCTGCGTGCCTGCAGCCCGGTCAGGAACGTGTAGCTCAAGAGCGAGAAGCCCCAACCGTAGCAATCCCACATCTGGGCCTGTGGCAGTGTCCAGTCGTCAGGCTCGGCGCTGAACGCGAGGGCGTGTGGGGGCAGATTTCTATACACGGCACCGCACTCAAGCATGACCGTGCAGCCCCACGCGCGGCCGGGGTGGCTGTGCAGAGCGAACCACACGGCCGGCTCCCAGCCGCTGCCGCCCTCGCGGATGAACGACTGATCGACCCAGACGTACTGGTGGTGGGGTAGTGACGCGCTGGCGGTGTTCATATCAGTCCTTGCGGTAACGGTACGCCTCGAAGCCGGCGGCGGCAAGCGGCAGGCCGACCGACCAACTCGGATTGGTGGACATGAGCGCGGCCAGCGCCTCGCTGCTGTACGCCGGCTCGTCCGGCGTCTCGCAGACCAGCTCGTCGTGCACGCGGATGCAGACGCTGTAGCCGGCCTCCTCGGCGCGCAGCATGCCGGACATGAACACATCACGGGCGATGGCCTGCACGGCATTCTCGACCAGCTTGCCGCCGTAGGTGTCGAGGTGCCCCCACTTGCGGGTGTACTGGTTCACGCCCTCGTAGGACAGGCTCCCGCTGTCCGACACCTCCGGGCGCGGGTAGCACAGGTAGCGGCCGCTCGGCAGCTTCATCCGCAGCCACGCGATGCCCTGCGCGTCCGGCTTCACGTCGAACGTGATCAAGTCGCCGAAGCTCTCGCCCACGCGGTTGATGGCTGACCGCGCGGCCGCCTCCATGTCGTACCACAGGTTGCGCGTGCGCGGGTGGGCCTTGCGCCACGCCGTCACGATCTCTTGGATGGCCTCGTCGGTCATCGCGTCGAAGACCGCGCCGCCCATCTTGCGGTACGCGCCGACGCCGCCCTGATAGCCTCCGGCCAGCTCCGGCACCTTGCCCTGCAGTTGCCGCTCGGCCTTGGTGATGAGGCCCGGATCCTTGCCGAGGATGACGCCGGCGGTGACTTTGTACAGGTCGTGGCCCTCGCCCCGGTCGTAAGCCTTGAAGGCGGCGACCTTCCAGTCCTCGCCGGCCAGCCACGCCAAGACGCGCCCCTCAATGTTGGACAAGTCGGCGATGACCAGCTTCTTGCCCTCGGGGGCGACCAGCGCGCCGCGCACGGCGAAGGCGCAGCGCTCGCTGACGTTGTCCCAGATCAGGTGCTCGCAGTCCGCCTTCATAGCTGCCACCGTGGTCGCCTGCACGTCATCGTCGAACCAAGCAGGCGAGCGCGGCAGGTTCTGCGGCTGGAACAGCCGGCCGGCGTCGCGCCCGGTACGCGCCGCGCCGCAGAACTGGGTCAGGCCGCGCAGGCGGCCGTCTCGGTTCGTGGCGTTGAGCAGCACTTGATACTTGGATGGGCTGGTCGCGGCGGCCTGCTGGCGTATCTCCAGCAGCTCACGCACCTGCGGATTAAGATCCCCGTCGAGCAGGTTGCCGAGCGTGGCGCGCGTCAAGTCCTCGGTCTCGAAGCCGTGGGCGTCCTTGAGGTGGTCGAGTAGGCGCTGGCGCTGCGTGGTGGACGTGACGCTGCCGCCCGTTAGACGGGCTGCACGAGCGGCCAAAGTTCGTCCAGCTCTATCGAAAGCTCGTAGAGCTGCTCTCGCGAAGTCGCGATCAACGGCGACACCACGGTCATTAATTCTTTGGTCAACCCGCCACAGGTGCCGCTCATGACGACTATCGTTCCATGCTGGAAGTCGCCCAAGTACGCTTCGCATCGCGTCCACATCGAGCCGGGCGTATTCCACGAATGCGGCCCACTCCTCGGGATGTGTGTCACGGGTAGCTCTCCGTAGCTTGACGTTGGTGGGCCTCGGCTTCGTCAGCAAGTGTATCAGCTTTTTGCCCGCCTTGTCTTTGGCTTTGTCCTGCGGCACGTTCATCACGTCGCAGAGCTGGCCCAGCGAGGCGGGCAAACTGTGCTGCAGGGCCAGCACCATCGTATCGACGATCTTCTCGACGGGGGTGTGGACGCCCTGCTCGCGCAGGACGGTGCGGTCGAAGTTACTATTATGGATCACAATGCGCTCAGCGGTGTCGATCATCGTCTGGAGCTCGTCGCGCCAGTACGGCACGTCCTGCGTGTCCCAGACGATCACGGGCTCGTCGTCCCACGCCCACGCCACCAGCAGCACCTCGGCGTTCTGCGCGTAGCGGTAGACGCCGTAAGTTATCTTGGTTTCGCAGTAGGTCTCAAGATCGAGGTACAGTGTGCTCATGATGTCCTCTGTTCGGGAGAGCCGCGCGCTTCGTGTATCAGCAACGCGAGGAGACCCGCACCCACGCGCGACTCACCAGAACAGAGGCGCGCCTGCCCCAATGGGAGAAACAGGCGCGCCAGTTATATAGACCTACAGGAGGTCCATGCCAATAGCCTTGGCGTAGGTGTCGAGCACTGCAAAGTGTTCGTTCCTGCTGCTCGGCTCCATCTTGCGGAGGCGGACGATCTCGCGGAGGATCTTGACATCATATCCACGGGATTTGCCCTCGATATAGATGTCCTTGATGTCCCCCGCGACGCCCTTCTTCTCCTCTTCGAGCGTCTCGATGCGCTCGATCAGGAGGCGCAGTTGTTCGCCTGCGCTGTTGTGTCCCTCCTCGCTCACAGGAAGTCGGCCGCGTCGGGAGCAGCTTTAGCCAGCGACGCAAACTCGGCAGCATCGGCCGCCGACGAACCACCGCCAAGGTTCTCACCCTCGCCAGTCAGCATGACGCCGCGCAGCGAGCAGTTGATGCGCCGTCCCCACTTGTTGTCCTGCGCCCACACCTCAACCGAGGCGTTGACCACGGCGCCGCTGTGGGCCTGCTTTTCAATGTGGCTGCTGCCCGTCACCGGCTTACCGTACTGATCATAGACGGTCGGCTGGGTCTTGGCATTGCGGGTGGACAAATAGTGCATCCCCTCGAAACCCTGATAGGCCTCGCCAGTCTTCTTGCTGCGGTAGATCTTCTTGACGAAGGCCACCTTGCCGTCCTCTTCCAGCATCTTCAGGACGCTGCCGGCCTTGTCCTTCCACGCCTCGTCGGCCTCGGCAAGGATAGCAGCCTCGAGGGCCTTGTGCTGTTCGCTGCCCGGCTTGATGGCGAACTTCGCGCCGTAGGCCGGTTCGCCTTCGCCAAACGCCTGCGGCTCGGCAATCGCCGGGAACGACAGGGTGATGTTCTTGAGCATGATACGTGTAGCCATTTTGTTCACTTTCAGTTTGCAGTTAAATCGCGGAAGTCATCCGCGATTGATTGAACGGCCAGTGCTGGCCGCTTATCCGTGGCGGGTGCCACAGATGGCTTCCCATCGGCGCGGGAGATCAGGGCCTCGGCCTTCTCCCAGCGCTTGGGTGTGTCTTTGAGCAGCTTCTCCGCCTTGGTCGGCGAGATTAGGCTGTAGTCGTACATCTCGTCCTGCCGCAGGCGGAACGACTTGAACAGGGCCTCGGCCTCGGCATCGCTGCTCCACTTACGGTTGCCGCGCTTGCCCTCGACCAGCTTGAAGCCATCGACCGTCTGACCGGCCAGCAGGCGGCGCTCGACCTCGGCGCGGACGGCCTTGCACCAGTGCTCCACTAGATCCACCTTCGACATGGCCACGGACAAATAGTTGTCGCCCGTCGTCATGTCTGGGTCGACAAACTCATCGAGCGTTGCGCTGCCGCTGACGACCTCTGCCACCTCGTCGCGCAGGGCCGGGCACACGGCCTTGGCCTTGCAGAACCGGCACTGCTTCTCACCGGGCACGAGCGGTGCGTCGGGCTGGCGCGTGGCTTCAGCCGCCTCGGTCACCCGCCGCTTAAAGGCCCACAGGTCGCCCACATAAATCCAGTGCTCGGAGACGTGGTTCAGGCGCGGCTGGTGGATCACCATGCAGACCTGATCGTACTCGCCGAGCGGATCACACTGCTCCAGTGCGCCCAGCGCGTACAGCATGAGCTGCGGGTTATCGCCGGCATCGACGCGCACGCCCATGCCATATTTGAGATCGATCACGGACAGCGTGCGCTTTTTTGTATCTACAATAATCGCGTCACTCGTGCCGGTAGCACCCTCCTCGCCCGTGATGTGACCAATGGGCACGCGCTGCTCGACCAGCAGCAGGGCGCCCTCGGCGTACTCGCGGACAAGGCGGATGTAGTCGTCCACGTAAGCGGCCATGGCCGCGTCCACGGTAAACACATAGGGGCCAACCTGATGCACGTCGTGGATACGCGATGTGGGATGCTGAGAGGTGCCGTCGAGGTACTCACTGGCGAGCGTGTGCGCCAGTGTGCCCTCGGCCGCGTAGGAGCTGCTCTGGTCGGGGAACGGCGCCTCAAGGGCGACGCTGCCGGGGCACACCATCCAGCGGTGCGCGCCCGAAGGGCTGAGCTTTGCGTGTGCCATCAGAAGGGGCTCTCCAGACGCTCGATCAGTGCGGCCCAGCGCGTCGCGTCCAGTTGCGAGGCGCGCTCGACGCTAAACTCGGCCATGGCGGCCTCAACGAACGGCTTGCCCTTCGTCGCCACGGCGCGCAGCACCACGGGTGCCACGTCCCTGTCGAAGCTGAGCGCCGGCCCCTCGTTCAACTCAGCGATAGCCGCTTCGACAGTCTCGCTTTTGACGGTCTCGCCCCTCCTAGCTTCTTCGATAGCAGCCTGCGTCTCATCCCGCGCTGCCTTTCTGGCGATGTTATCATTGTCGCTGACCAACAAGCTCGTACCAATAGCAATCAGCTTGTCTGCCACTTCGGGGATGCTGGCCCCGGTCACTTCGATCCTGATCATTTCATCTCCTCAATGATGCGGTCGCGGTCTGCGATCATCAGTTCCAGTTTCTCAATCTCGGCGCGCAGTTCGTACAACTTATCGTCGAGCTGGTTGCAGTCAATCTGCAGGTCCTCTGCGCGCTGCTTCCAGTCGGCCAGTGCCTCCTGCGCCTCGGTATCCATGTCCTCCAGACGCTCGGCCAGCACGATGGTCAGCTCGTTGTCGCTCTCGAAGGCCGCCTCGATCAGGTCAAACATGTCGCAGGTGCGCCAGTAATTGCGGTCGTTCATCGTTTCTCTCCTAAAAGTTCCACGGCGTTGCGTTGTACTGAGCGGCAACGAGGCGCGCCTCGCGCTTGCCCTCCACCTGATGCTCGGCGAGGTGGGTGCGGCGGCCCGCGTCGATGATCTCGATTGAGACCACCGCGCGGCCCTTGCCGAGCTTATAAAAGTTGGCTGCCTTGGTCATGCCTTGCGCGCCACGACCTTCACGGTCGTGTAGCCCCGGCTGGTCTTCTGGTTCTTGCTGAACCAACGGCCGTCCACGCCCAGCTCGCGGAGCTTGGCTTCGGCGGCCTTGGCGTCGAGCGACTGGCGCTCGGCCACTTGCGACACCGTGGCGCGGAACAGGCTGCCGTCGATGGCAGTGTCGCCCGTGTTGACGATGTGCGCGATCAGGCTGGCCTCGACCGCCTTCAGTTCGGCGATCTGGGCCTTGATGTTGCCGAGGCGGTCGACGACCGAAGCGGCGAGATCGATGGTGTTGGGCTGGGTAGCCATTGGGTCTCTCCTTGGTTGCTGATAGAAATCTATATCTACCTATCAATCCCGGATTGCAAGCCCTTATTCGTAAAAAATCACAATCCCGTTTTCCATCCGCAGTGGGCCGTCCTTCTCCTTGCTAAGCGCCTGAATTGCCCTGACAACTGACTGACGGCGAATGTCGCGCTTGCCAGCCTCGGGCGCTGGTAATGTATCGCAAGCCTTACGGATCAGGTCCTCCGCGCGAATAACTGCATCCGCCGGGAACAGGGTCATCACCTCCAGCACATGGGTCTCAAGGCGGCCGCGACGCTTGACGCCCTTACGGTCGTCGATGGTCGCCGGGCGCACGTCATCCTCAACCGCGACGCAGCTCGTGATGTCGTCACCGTCGTCGTCGAGGCCCAGCAGGATCGTCTCCAACTTGAAGCCCCAGCGCAGGCCGTCCTCGCCGTCCTTCATCTTCTCGATGACGATCTCACGTCTGCCGTCCTCGTGGCGCAAGACCTCGATCTGCACGTCGGCTGCGGCCTTGATGCCAGACCAGCCGCGCGAGCCCTTGCTCAAGTCCTTGCCCGCGTGGTGCACAGCGAGGTTCATGGCCCCGGTGGCGTCGTGCAGCAGGTTGATGTTGCTCAGCGCCCGGCCCATGTCCTCACTGGTGTTCTCGTTCGCGCCGGGCGTCACCTGCGCCAGCGTGTCGATGATGATCAGATCGACCTCGCCAAGGTGCTTGATCTCGGCAATCACCTCAGAGATGTCAGCGTCGTCCAGAAAGTTCGGCGCGGCCGTGATGACGTGCAGGTCTGGCACGGTCCGCAGGTCGAACGCGTGATGTTGGGCGTAGGCCTGCCCGCGCTTGCCCAGACCAGCACCGCCTTCTGCGGCAATGATCACCACCCGCGCCTTCATCGTGCGCCGGGTGCGCCACGCGATGCCGCGCGCGATTGCGAAGGCAAGATCAAGAGCGACAAATGTTTTGCCGCTGCCTGACGAGCCGAACAGGACGCCGAGCCGCGCCTTCGGCAGCACGCCCTTGATCAGCCAGCCCAACGGCTCGCGCTGGGTCAGCTCGTGGATCGGCACCGGACCGAAGCGGCCAAAGCTCCTCGTGGGCAGCTCGGCCATGATAACCTCGGCCTTGGCCAACACCTCCTCGCGGTGGGCTGCCTCATTAGGGCGGTTGGCGCCCTTCGCCATCTTGATCACCGAGGCCATGGTGACCTGCCTGCGGGTCGAGCCCTTGCGCCTGTCGAAGCTGTCCCACTGGACGCGTAGCCCCTCGGTACTGGGGTATGTCGCGCCGCCGGCCGACCAGTCGTCCCAGATTTCGAAGCCGGTGTCGTCACCGTCGCACTCGTGGTGCAGGGCCATGCCGACCCTGATCCACTCGTCGCGGCCCATGTCCGGGTCGAGACTGTTGACCAGCTCGGCCATGCGCTCGGATGTCAGCCCTAAGCGTGGCTCACGGCCGACCATGAAGTCGTCGGGATCGACGACGTTGTTCTGTACGGATCCAAAGCGGCGCTCGCACAGATCGATGACGTGCTGATCGACCTCGGCCACCTTGTTCTCAAGGCCGATCATCTCGCACGCGGGTAGGATGTTGCCGGTGAACGTGACAAAGCCGTTGGAGCTGAACGTCTCAAAGCCAAACTGCTCAGGCGAGCTGCGGCTCTTGTGGTTGCCCAGATTACCCTTGAGCGCGGCGCGGATGCCTTTGCCGCTCGGGCTGAACTCGGCGTAGGTGCGCGCCATGATCTGCTCAATCTCGGGCGGTATCTCACCGTTCGGCCCGACGCAGTCGTCGAAGTCGAGGAAGGTGTATCCGAAGTCGGGCATTGGCGCAAAACCAATGCCGTCATAGCCCCTGCGCGCCGCCACGTCGCGCGCAGCGGCGAACGTGGTCAGGCGTTTGCGATCAACCTCGCCGCCCTGTTGGCCGTTACGGATCGTGTCGTTGATCCAGTACGGCACCTTTCGGGGCTTGGCCTCGTTGGGGTACTGCTCAAAGCGCCAAACCAGCCAGCCGCGAATGAGCCGCAGCTCTGCCGGCACCTCAATGTCGCGGATTTTGGGCGCAATTGCCCTGCCGCTGTCCATGCCGTCCTCCATGGATCTTACAGCAGATCGGCGCTGGCACTCGGTGCAGCGAGCGCGCGGACGAGGTCGGGGCTCATCAGGTCATCGCGCGGGATGCCGTAAACGGCCTCGATCACGACGGCCTTCTCCACCGGCACCCAGCCGCGTCGCTTCCACGCGTAAATGGCCTGATGCGACACGCCCATGCTCTTGGCAAAGCGGACGATGCCGCCGCCCTTGGCAATGGCAAGATTGATGGCAGCAACACGTTGAGCGCTCATGCGTATTCCTTGCTGATCTCGTGCCGGAAGCGCTCATCTCGGATGCCCCAGATGTGCGTGCGCTCCATGTACTGCGCCTTTAGCTTGGCCAGTCGGTCGTCGACCGCAGACAGCTCGGCCTGCAGCCGGTCGCGATGGGCGAAGGCCTCGCGTGCCTCGGCGATCTCGCAAGTACTCATATCGGTCTCTCCTCTTTGCTGATGGGATTGCTGTGTGGCAGATGAAATTGCAGATTGCAACAGACATTTTTAAGTAACAATTTTTGTGCTAAGGGCGACGGCGAGCCTTTTCTAATGGGACGTTTATGGCTGCGCGCAAAAACACGATCCCCGACACTGTGCTGATAGAGGCGTGGGAGCGGTGCAATTTCTCTCCAGCCGCCGTCGCCAGAGAGCTTGGCACGTCTGAGCGGAACATCTACGCCCGCCGCAACGCCCTGATCGCCAAGGGCGTTGAGCTACCTACCGTCAGGGCCTCGACCTCACCTATCCGCCAATCAACGTACAAAAAGGTAATCAACTGCGAGATCAGCGATGGCGTCGTCGTCGTTGGCTCCGACGCGCACATCTGGCCCGGCCCCGACACCATCGCCCTCAAGGCCCTGTTGCTGGTGACCGCCGACCTCGGCAAAGCCGTGCGTATGCTCGTCGCCAACGGCGACTGGCTAGACGGCGCGTCAACTAACCGCCACGACCCGCACGGCTGGCAGCACCGACCGACGGTAAAAGAAGAAATTGACTGCGTCACTGACGCATTGCACCGCTGGCGCATGGCGGCCAAGCCGGCGCGCACGGGCGTGGAGTCGATCTACACGGTCGGCAATCACGAGGTAAACTTCGAGCGCCGCATTGCCACTCAGGCACCAATGTACGAGGGGCTGCCTGGCCTGCGCCTGACTGATCATTTCCCCGAGTGGGACATTACATGGTCATGCTGGCTCAATCGCACCAGCAAACACCCAGTCATGGTCAAACACAGGCAGGCGAACGGCGTGCACGCCGCCTACAACAACACGCTCAAATCGGGTGTCAGCATGGTGACCGGCCACACGCACGTCCTCGAGGTGAAACCGTGGGGCGACTATCGCGGCCGTCGCTGGGGCGTGCAGACGGGTACGCTGGCGGTGCCCACTGGGCCGCAGTTTGAGTATGCCGAGAACGGCTACACGCCCGCCTGCGCCGGCTTCGCCGTGCTCACCTTCAAGGACGGCCGGCTGCTGCCGCCAGAGATCTGCGAGGTGATCGAGGGTCGCGCTATGTGGCGCGGACAGGTCGTGATTGATGACCACGCTGAATATCTAGCCGAACAGGAGACCACGCCGTGAAGTCAGTGCAGCAGGCCCTTGATGACTGGCGATCTGCGATAGAGGCGCGGGACGTAGAGCTGGATCGCGCCGTCGAGCGCGTTTACAGCCAGTTTGCCGCGATTGTCGCCCGACGCGAAAAGGAGTATGATGACGCACTGAGGCGGAGCAAGGAGGCAGGCGATGCGATGGATGACTGAAGCGCACCGCCTGATCGGCACCCGTGAGGTGCCCGGCGCCGGCAACAATCCGGTGATCATGAGTTGGGGCAATCGCCTCGGCGCGCGTGTGCTGGGCATCACCTATGGCGCCGACAGTGTGCCGTGGTGCGGCCTGTTCGCGGCGCACTGCGTCACGCAGGCCGGCCTGAAGCCACCGCCAATTTCCATCCGCGCCAAAGCGTGGGCGTCGTGGGGCGAGGGTCTGTCGATTATCGCCACGCGGCCGCCGCTGGGTGCCGTCGCCGTGTTCAGCCGCGACGGTGGCGGCCACGTCGGTTTCGTGGACAGCGTCAACCGCGACGGCAGCTTCAATATTTTGGGCGGCAATCAGGGCGATGTGGTCAGTGTGCGTCGGTTTGACCGCAATCGCCTCATCGCCCTGCGCTGGCCGAAGGGCGTGGCGTGGCCGCTGCAGGCGCCGTGGGCTGCTGCCCCAGCCGCTGACACTTTGAGTGAGGGTTGAGTTTTACTGAGGAGGACTGACTATGGTTGATTTCGTTCTGAAGCGCTTGGGTGAGCCAAGCACCTACGCGGGTCTCGCCGGTCTGGCGGCCGCTGTCGGCATCGCCGAGCCGCTCTATCAGGCCATCTCTGCGGTGATCATGGCTGTGGCCAGCCTCGCCGCTGTCGTGATGACCGAGAAGAAGTGAAGCTCCTCGCGTCCCTGCTGAGCGTGATCTCCACCATACTGACGTGGTGGAAAGAACGGGCGCTCATCGAGCAGGGACGCAAGGATGCTGCGCTGGACGCTATAGTGGAGGTTGAAGCCCGTGTTGAGAAAGCTGAAGCCGCTGTGGCTACTCCCGATCCTGTGCGTGACGAGCGCCTGCGTAAGCGGTTCGACCGCTCCCGTGGTGGTCAGTGACTACTGCCGCATAGCCAAGCCCATCGGCTATGACAGCAAGGTCGACAGCGCCGAGACGGTGAAGGCCGTCGAGGCGCACAACTGGTCGTGGGCCTGCGTCTGCGACAAGGACTGTCCGGCCTAAGCACGGCGCAGGTTGGTGCGCGCTCGGCCGTTGGCCCGCGCCTGCTCGTAGACGGCCGGGCGGTGCTGCTTCAGGGCCGTCGTGCAGCGCGCTACCGAACCCCAGCCATAGTCGAAGGCCAATTCGGTCAGCGTCTTATCGCCAATGTTGCGATCAGCGGCCGGCAGCGTTGGCATAGTGCCGGGCGGGCGTGGCGGGTGATTGGTGCGACGCGGCGGTGCCTTTTCCATGCGCGCCTCTGTGGAGGCGAACTGCGAGATCTGGCTCCGGAGCCGGTCGTTCGCATATATGCGAACCATGCGGCCGTCAGGGTACAGCCACCAGAAGCGCCTGTTGTGGATGATTGCCTTGCGGATCACCGCGTGGTCCTTTCCAGTGCCCAGAGGGGGGCGCAGCGCTCGCCTGCGGGTGTGTCCACCAGCACCATCTGGTGGTCCTGACAGTAGGCCTCGGCACGCTGGCGGGCCTTCTCCTCCCACGCGCACACCCACAGCAGCAGGCCGAGGCAGGTAAGGAGAAGGCAGGTCAGGCCGATCAGTGTGCGGTTAGTCATCGTCGCTGTCTCCTTCGTCCTCATCTTCGTCCTCATCTTCGTCCTCGGGCTCTTCGCCTTCGATGAAATCGAACTTGGCCGCGCGCTCGGCGTTGATGCGGTCGCGCTCGGCCTGCGGCAGCGCCTGCCACGCGGCGTCCTCGGCGGCGATGATCTTGCGCTCTGCCTCGACGCGGCGCTCTTCCTCTTCTTTGAACAGATCCCAGATGCTGGTCATTTGGTCTGCCCCTCGATGCTGATGACCTCAAGGATGAGCTCCGCCGCGATGGCGCGCAGGGTCGCGAGGCGGTCGTAGTGCGCCTCCCGATCTGCCACGCACTGGGCGGTGTCGCCGGGGTAGTCGCGCCCGTTGGGCGTCACCTTCGCCAGCGCCTCCTTGACGACCTGCAGGGCCTCGTAGGCGGCGATGCGCGGATCAATCAGATCGTCCGCGCTGCTGCCGTTGATGTTGAGCGTGGGGCGGATCATGGCTTTTCCTCACAAAACAGTCCGCAGTCGATGTCCATGCTTTTCATCGACCGGCCCTTAGCCGCAGGGTCTAACTCATCAAGGAACACCCGGCGGTTGTCCACGCGAACCAGCCGCGCGCCCAGCCGCCGCGATTGTTCGGCGCGATCTTGAAACACGTCAGGGTGCTGCTGGCGAACGTGGTTCCAATATGTCGGCGACGTGGCCTTCACACACCCGATGCAGTTAGCGTTGGGGTAGCCCATGCGATACACACGCGGCAGCGTAAGGCCTGCGTCCTGCAAGATGGCGTAGCAATCGTTTTTGGTCACGCCGTTGTCTATCAGCACAGGCAAGACGTTACTGCGCTCGGTCAAGACAAACCTGTCGTGCCGCGTCTTTTCGTCGGCGGTAAATCCCAAGACGTGCCAGTCGGCGCGGTTGTCCGCTTCCCAATCCTGCCGCGCCCGCTTCTTCAGTTCTATCGTGCAGGGCGCGCCCTTCGGGCCGCTCATGAACGAACGCTGCTCCCACACATCGCGCGCAGATTGCAGCGGGTAGCGCCGCGCTGCGACCGTCTCGATCTCAACGCCAAGCCACGCTTGAACGTCTGAGAGAAATCGGCGGTTGTCGGCGTCCTCCTCTACCACAGGGTTGTTTAAGATGCGGATGCGCGCTGTGCTGGCGTATTTGTCCAGCGTCAGCTTGGCAGCGACCGCGCTTGCCGCGCCGCATGAAAACCACACGGCGATTACAGCACCATCAAGGACGGGGCGGATCATGCCGCCACCTGCGCGGCGATGCGGGCGATGCTGCGGCAGGCGGCGATGGCCTGCCGGCGGGCGGCCTCGCGCGGCCCCCACTGCAGCCAGTCGGCCGTGGGGTGGAGCAGGGCCCACGCGGCGCTGCTGATCGAGCGCGTTGTCGGGCAGAGCGCCTGCGGCGGGCCGGCGGTCTCGGCCGGCTTGCCGTCGCGCCATTCTTGCTTGGCGATGTCCTCTTTGAGCCATGTGTGCATTGGTCGTCTCCCTGTTGCTGATGCTTACTGATACTTGGCGGCTTTGAGCGACCAGTCCGCGTAGTCCTCACGGGGATCGACGAAGTTGTCGGTCTGGGCGGCGGCGAACTGGGCGTCCCAGTAGGCGATCTCCTTGGCGGCTTCGTCGGCGAGGTAGGCGAGGTGGGCCTGCTCCTGCTCAACGGCCAGCTCGTCGAACGACTTGACGATCTTCTCGGGGCCGGTGTGGTCGCAGTCGCAACCAACGAAGGTGAGCTGGGCTTCGGTGCAGGTGCAGCGGGTGGTGTGCATGTCGGTGTCTCCGGTTGGTCGTTGTTGATGACCTCTTCTCGCATAACCAACGTGAGGTTGCAACACCTAATTTGCAGCATTAGGGATTTTTTACATCCCCCTGCAGCATTAGCAGCACGGTGCAGCAAGATGCATCATGCTGCAAATGGTGCAGGTCGGGTAATGCAGCATTTCTGCAGCACGGAGGGAGACACCCCCTTAGGGGTGGCCCCCACTGCTGCAAATGCTGCACCGAGCAGATGCTGTGCTGTGCTGCAGAAATCCGTGATGCGCTGACCAGCCTCGGAAGCTGATGCTGCAGCATGCTGTGTTGTGCTGCGTGCTGCGCTGTGTTACTCGCACCCCTATAGGAGGCGCGTGTGCAAAAGTTCAAAGGTAATTTCCCGTCCGGGTCGTGGACAATGATTGGCGTGATCGCGGACGATGAGAGCGGCTGGCACGTCTTCGTAAAGCCGCAACCCAACCCGGAATGGGAGACGGTCAAGGTGTGCGCTGTCGATCCGGTGGAGGGCAAAGGAAACTTCTGGTTGGCGTGGAGCCCGTCGCAGCAGCGGTTCGGCAGCGGTGCGGATGTGTTCAAGCTCACGCAGCACCGGCCGGCGCTCCTCGCGCAGGCTGAAGGCGTCCTTGCCTGCAGGGAGGGCCTCGATCTGCTCTGAGGCTTGCACGAGAGGCCCGTCGAGCGTATCTAGGTGGGGCTGGTAGTCCTGCCACGAAGCGGAGCATGCAGATGCCGTACCCGGCGAAGAAGAACCCTGAGCTGATTGAGCAGGTGCTGACGCGCATCGCGCACGGCGAGACGCTGGCGGCGCTCGGGCGTGAGCTGGATTTCCATCCGGTGAACTGGGGCAAATGGGTCGCCGCAGACGAAGCGTTGGCGGTCGCGTACGCGCAGGCGCGCGACGTTGGCGGCGACGCACTGGCGGAGCAGGCCCTCGCCCTGATCGACGAGGAGCCGGCGCGCGTCGAGGGTCGCGTCGATCCGGGCCACGTCCAGTGGCGCAGGGCGCAGGTTGATACGCGCCTCAAGCTGCTGGCGTGCTGGAACCCGAAGAAGTACGGCGCGAAGCAGCAGACCGAGCTGACCGGCCCGGACGGCGGCGCGATCAGGACCGAGGCCGTGGGCGCCACGCCAGACGCCATGCGCGAGCTGACCGAGGTGCTGCTCAGGCAGGCCGCCGACCGGACCAAGTGACGGGCGCCGCCATCCTACAGACGCTGACAGTCCAGCAGCGGGCCTTCGCCCTGTGGCAGCACCACTGGGGGCAGACGGCCCGCGCCAACCAGATCCCCGAGCTGGTGTCACCGAGCGGCTTCGTGGAGATGGGCTACCTCGCCGGGCGCGGCTTCGGCAAGACGCGCGTCGGCGCAGAGTGGCTGGGCCGCGCGACCTACCTCGACGCCGACGGCTACGACGGCGCGGTGATCGCGCCCACCTATCAGGATGTCAAGTTCACGTGCTTCGAGGGCGAGTCCGGCCTGCTGTCCGTCATCCCGCCAGAGCTGGTAAAAAATTACAACAAGACCGACCTCGTGATCGAGATGTACAACGTCGCGGGCGGCGTCAGCTCGATCCGTGGCTTCACGGCCGAGAAGCCCGAGCGGCTGCGCGGGCCGCAGCACACGCGGCTGTGGTGCGATGAGCTGGCGGCGTGGGTGTACGACGACGTGTGGGACATGGCCATGATGGGCCTGCGCCTCGGCACGGCGCCGCAAGCGCTGTGGACGACGACGCCCAAGCCGAAGGATCTGGTGCGCCGGCTGGTCGCCAAGAAGAAGGGCCGCGTGATTGTCACGGGCTCGACGTATGACAACAAGGCGAACCTACCCGACAGCTTCTTCGACCAGCTCGCCCAGTATGAGGGGACCACGCTCGGCCGGCAGGAACTGTTCGGAGAGCTCATTGATCCTGAAGAGCAGGGCATCGTCAAGCGCAGCCACTTCCGCTTGTGGCCGCACGACAAGCCGCTGCCCGAGTTCGAGCTGGTCATCCTGTCGCTCGACACCGCCTTCACCGAGGCCACGGTGGACAAGCGCAGCGGCGATCCTGACCCGACGGCCTGCACCGTCTGGGGCGTGTTCTACCACGAGAAGCGCAACAACGTCATGCTGCTCGA